GTTCAACGCGGAGCAGGAAGCCTACGCTTCCATGAACATGCTCGGCGGCGGGGACATGAAACTCTCCGACCAGATAGAGCAGGTCCAGTTCAACATCCGGGTCGCTGAACACCAGGACACGGCGGCGCAGTTGACCATGCAGATCCTGCAGATGGCCGGGTACTCCGCGGAGACCTTCGGGATCTACGAGGGTGGCGGGTCCACGAAGACGGCCACTGAGGTGGAAGCCAAGCAGCAGCGCCCCCTGTTGACCAGGGATCGGAAGTGGCGGCTGTGGCGGCCCGCGTTGCAGGACGTCCTCCAGAAGCTCCTGGCGGTGGACCGTGCGATCTTCCACAACAACACCGCCACGGATGACGTGGACATTGACTGCGCCATCGCTGAAGGCGTGCAGGAGTCCCTGCTGACTCTGTCCCAGACCATCCAAGCGCTCCGGGCTGCTGACGCCGCCTCCGATGAGGTGATCATCGGGATGCTGCACCCCGACTGGGACGAGGAACAGATCCAGGACGAGATCAAGCTCATCCGTGAGCAGAAGGCGCGGGACGCACTCCCTGACCCGATGTTCACCGCCCCTGACATCCCCCCGGTTGCGCAAGGTGGTGGCGGGTTGGGGAAGCAGAACCCCAAGCTCCACGACGAGCTCCCCGTGAAGAAGGAACACCAGCGCGGCCCCGGCGGCCTGTTCATGTAAAGGGGGTGACTGGTGGCTGAGCAAGCACCTGAGCAGGACTCCCTGCCGGTCACCGTGGACGCCCTCGCCGCCGCCGTCCTGGTCGTCTACCAGGACGCGGAGCAAGGGCTACTGGTCCGGTCCGCGGCGCTGGTGCGTGACGCACTGGCCGCCGGGGCCGGGTCAGTCCAGATGATGTCGCTGTACGCCGACCTCCGCCGCGAGGCCGACCGCACCACAGCCACGGTCCGGGCACAAGCACGGGTCATGGCCGCCACGGTCGCTGACACTGCAGCGAGGAACGGCAACACCGCGGCGGCACGGGAACTCTCCGGGTACACCCCCGGCAACGTCCTGCCCCTCCTGCCGCATGATGTGAACAGTGCCCGGCACCTCGCCAACGACCTGGAGCACCGGCTCACCGCAGCGTCCACCCGGATTGCCCGGTTCGCTGACGACGCCTACCGCGCCGCCACAGTCAGTGCGGCCATGGAGCAGATCCTCCCCGCGAAGGCGACCGCGTTGGAGGCGCAGGCGCAGGCGTGGCGGCAACTCGTCTCCCGCGGCGTCACCGGCTTCACCGACAAGGCGGGCAGGCAGTGGAACCTGTCCACGTATGTGGAGATGGCCGTCCGCACGGCGACCCAGAGGGCGTACAACGCGTCCCACCGGGAGCGGCTGGCGCTGGCGGGGATTGATTACTTCACGATCTCCACGACGGGCCGGCCGTGCGGGTTGTGTGCGCCGTGGGAGGGCAAGGTGCTGGCGGACCGGGGCGCGGGCGAAGTCACCGAACCGCACGCCTCCCAGGACGGCACGGTCACCTTCCATGTGGCGGCGACCATCGAGGAAGCCACCGCCGCGGGCCTGTTCCACCCGAACTGCAAGCACACCCTCACCGCTTACCTGCCCGGGGTGACGATCCTGCGGACGAACAACTGGTCCGCCGCCGACGAACTGGCCTACAAAACCACCCAGACCTTGCGGGCGCTGGAACGGGACGTGAGGGCGGGGAAGCTCGCCGCCGAAGCAGCGCTCACCCCACTGGACAAAGCCAGGGCGATGCGGGATGTCCGGGCGGCGCAGGCACGCATCCGTGAATTCACGGCCCGCACCGGCCTGTTGCGGCGGCGGCACCGTGAACAACTCAACCTCGCCATGAGCCCATAAAGGGGGATGCCGTGCTGACTGGTCAGATCGGGTTGCGCCGGAACTCCACCGGCTGGATCGGTAAGGCCATCGAGTGGGCGACCCGCTCCCACACCCACCACGTCATCGTGGCCGTATCGGAGACGGTGTGCATCTCGGCTGAGCCTGGCGGGGCACGATACCGGCTGATCAGCGACTACCCCACGGTGGACTGGTCCCGGTTCGGCCTCACGGAAACGCAGCGTGACCTGATCCGGGACTCCGCCGCAGAGTACGAGGGCCGCCCGTACAACTACGCGATCTACGGGCCGTTGCTGTGGCAGCGCATCAGCGGCCGGAAGGTGGATGGCTGGGTCGCACAGTGGCTGTCCAAACGCCCGAATGAGAACTGCTCCCAGCTCTCCGATGACATCTACACGCTCGCCGGGTTCCACCTATTCCCGGACATCCCCGAACTCGTCACCCCCGGCGACTTCGAACGCTTGTTCGAGTCCTTGGGCTGGCTGTAACCACCCATCTCACTCACAGGAGAACCCATCATGAGCGAAGCAGCAGGAACCGAAGCCCAGGGCACTGAGGCGGGCGCCGAAGCGACAGGCACGGAGGCCACCGGCGCCGAAGCGCAGGGAACCGACACCGGCCAGCAGGGCACGGACGTCCAGTCCGTGGACCAGCTACCCGCCTGGGCGCAGAAGATCATCACCGACACCCGCAAGGAAGCCGGCGACTACAGGACCGCGGCCAAGACTGCAGCGGAGGACGCCACCAAGTCCCTCACCGCACAGCTCGCCAAGGCCCTCGGACTTGCTAAGGACGACGAGACCCCCGACCCGGCCGCACTCACCCAGCAGCTCACAGCTGAGCAGCAGGCCAAGGCGGACCTCGCACGCCAGCTCGCCATCTACAAAGCAGCAGGAGCCCACGGCGCCGACCCGGCCAAACTCCTCGACTCCAACTCATTCATGACTTCCGTCAAGGGACTGGATCCCACAGACGGGAACGCGGTAGCCGAAGCCATCAAGGCAGCGGTCACCGCAAACCAATCACTCAAAGCAGCCCGGGCGGCTGGGGCGAGCGGCATTGAACTCTCCGGCGGGTCCGGGGAGCAAGGCCAAATCACTGAGCAGCAGCTCAAAACCATGACACCAGAGCAGATCGTCGCAGCCCAGGAAAAGGGCCTGCTGCGGAACCTGCTCGGCTAACTGAAAGGCACCACCCGTGAGCATCGTCAACTTCCGCCCGGAGATTTGGTCCGCCAACCTCCTGGTCGCCACCCGCAAGAACCTGATCTTCGGCAACTGCATCAACCGCGACTACGAGGGTGAGATCTCGGCCGCGGGCGACACCGTCCGCATCACCAGCATCGGCCGGCCGACCATCTCCAACTACGTGCCCAACAGCACGGTCATCAACCCGGAGCAGGTCAACGACTCCCAGCGGACCCTGGTCGTGGACCAGTCCAAGTTCTTCGCCTTCGCGGTGGACGACGTGGACGCACGCCAGGCCAAGGGCAACGTCATCCCGCAGTCGATGAACGAGGCGGCCTACGGGTTCGCTGACGTCATCGACCAGTACATTGCGAACAGCATGTACACGGGCATCCAGTCCGCCAACCAGCTCGGCAGCATCGCCGTGGGCTCCACCACCCCGTCCGACTTCTACGACAAGGTCCTGGTCCCGCTGAAGATCAAACTGGACCTCGCCAACGTCCCCACTGAGGGCCGCTGGATCAACGTCCGTCCCGAAGCGCACGGCGCCCTGCTCCGTGACGCCCGGTTCGTGAAGGTCAACGAGTCCGGCACCAGCGAGGGCCTGCGTAACGGTCACGTTGGCCGCGCTGCCGGGTTCGACATCATGGTCACCAACAACGCCCCGAACACCACGGGCTCCGAGTACGTGACCATCGCCGGCACGAACGCCGCGTACACCTTCGCTGAGCAGATCAACAAGGTTGAGGCGTACCGGCCGCAGTCGTCCTTCTCGGACGCGGTCAAGGGCCTAGTCCTGTACGGCGGCAAGCTTGTCCGCCCCGACTTCCTGGCAAGCGCGCTTGTCACCATCTCCTAACCGAAAGGGTACTGAATCATGGCACGCACCGCTGTACCTGTAACCGACCTGACCACCGCCACCTCTGTGGCGGACCCGGCAGGCACCACCGCCGACCCGACCAACGGGCACACCGTCACGGGCGCCCGCCCGGAGGTTGTCGCGTTCCGGGTGAAGAACACCACCGGTGGTTCGCTGAACGCGATCCTCCGCGCCGGTACCTTCCCCCTCGCTGAGTCCTCCGGCCAGGGCGACCTGACCGTCGCTGTCGGCGCTGGCGCTACCGTGTGGATCTCCCCCGCGGAGTCTGCCCGGTTCCTCCAGAACGATGGTTCGATCAGCCTTGACCTGCAGGCCGGGTTCACCGGCACGGTCACAGCGTTCAAGGTGAACCGCCGCTGATGGCCGAAGAACACGAGGAGACTGCGGCGCCGGCGACGGTGCACATCTTGGGTGAGGGCGGGTCAGTGTTCGAACTGGCCCTGCCCTTGCACGAGACGATCGCGGAGAAGCTCGCCAAGGGCCACGTCCGCCGTGTGCAGCCGGACGGCACCCCCTATGTGGAGGGTGACCGTCCGGAGGCTGTCCCGTCCCTGCCTGAGTCCCGGCCTGCCTTGAACGCTGTGAAGGCGGAATGGGTGGGTTGGGCTGTGGTGCAGGGCTTGAAGCCGGACGAGGCTGAGGGCTTGACGAAGGCTGACCTGATCGAGCGTTTCGGCGCAGGCCAGGAGCCCGAAGGCACCCCCGATGGCACCCCGGACGGCAACGAGCCTGAAGGTTCGCCGGAGGGCACCCCCGCCGAATAGGCACCAACTGGTGGGCCGCACACAACCTGTGCGGCCCACCCCCCGACTTTTGAGGAGCACCCATGGCCGGACTGTTCGGCAATATCGTCGTCCCGGACATGCTCGCCCAGTCCGCGGACCTCGCAGCCTGGACCGGGACCGCCGCGCCGGCCAACGCCAACGCGCTGCTGCGGTCTGCGACGTCGCTGGTGCTGGCCGCGTCCGGGGCCTCCTACTACGCTACCGACCCCACCACAGGGCTGGCCACCGATGCCTCCACGGCGAAGGCCCTGGCTGATGCGACGTGTATCCAGGCCGCAGCGTGGGACGCGCTCGGCATCAACCCACTCCTGGGTGGGGTGCAGGTCGCCGCTGTCGCCTCGCAGAAGAGCATCGGCACGGCGCGGCTCATGTACGCCGACGCCGCCCAAGCCGCGCAAGCCCACGCCGACGCCCTCACCACCCTGGTCCCTGACGCGGTCCGGAAGTTGCAGCAGAACAACCTGATGGACTCCAACGTCTGGATGTACGGGTGAGCGGTATCGAGGACTTTTACGTCCACACCGTGTCCGTGGAAACCCACACCGGGGCGGGTGCGTTCGGGGACACCTACGACACCCCAGCCGACGTCAACGGCTTCCTCGAGGGCAAAGTCCAGCTCGTACGCGGCACGGACGGGCAGGAAGTCGTCTCCAACTCCACCCTCTACTGTTCGGTGGCGGACGGGGTCCGGTTCACCCCCGACTCCAAAGTCACCACCGGTGGCCGGACCGCGTACGTGATCAGCCAAAACACCAACGACGCACCCGGCCTCGGGCTCCCCGAACACACCGCCATCTACCTGAAGTAGAATGTGCCATGGCCGCAACGCTTATCCTCGCTATCGTCACCACCCTGTTCTGGGTGGGCATGACGGTCGTGTCCGGCCAACCCGCACTCATCCTGGCCGCCGCAGCATCCGCCGTCATCTTCGGCGCCCCGTTCATCGTCTGGACACGCCGCAAACACACCTAGGAGCCACCGCATGGGGGATAACTTCAGCATCCACGTCGATAAGATCACGGACGAACTGATGGAGGCGATCCCCGCGGCGACTTTCAAGGCCATGGAGCACCTCCGGGAGGTGGCCGTGTCCAAGACCCCGATCGAGACCGGTGACCTGCGGGCCTCCGCGTCGGTGACGAATATGATCGACAAGCACGGCGCCCGCGTCTACTACCCAGGTCCCTACGCCAGATACCAACACTATCGCCTGGACCTCCGGCACGAGGAAGGCCAGGCGCTCTACCTCGAACAGCCCCTGGTGCAGGAGACGGAGAAGATCCTGGAGATCGTTGCCACCGAATTACGCCGCGTCCTAGACTGACCCCACGAAAGGGGAACCGATGCCTGTAACCGTTGGCGCGTCCTCCACAGCCCGCGACCTCCTCACCGGTTTGGCGCAGATGATCGCGGACTCCGGGATCGGCGTGTACCGGCTCACCGGGTCCTACGCCGCGGATGAGACGGCGGTCGTGTTCAAGTCCATGCCGTCCTCGCCGGACCGTGCGATCGTCCTCACTGCCGTCCCCATGACGGACCAGGTGTTCATCCCCATGGGCATGGTCCTGGTCCAGACGCGGTGCCGGGGCGTGCCCGGTGACCCGCTGGACGTTGACGACTTGGGGGACGCCGTGTTCGACCTCCTCCACGGCCTCACAGACCAGCAGTTCGGCGCGGTCCACATCATCCAGTGCTTGCGGAACTCCTCGGTCCCCATGGGTCAGGACTCCAACCGGCGCTGGGAACGCATCGACCATTTCTATATCGATTTGGATTATGCGCCGACAACCCACCGCCCGGACGGCGGATGGGACTAAGATAGCCCCCATGACACCACAGCCTTCCGCGATCAACCTGACCTCCGGCCTCATCCTTGGCGTGATCGGCGGTGTCGTGGCCGTGTTCGGCGGCGTCATGCTGTG